TAAACAATCCGTGTTACTCAACTGAATATGATTATGTTAGTAAATTATTAGATCCTAATAATCCAGTTGAAAATAATGGTTATTATGCTATGGTTTGCGAGTTAGATAAAGGAGACGATATAAAAGATGAGTCGAATTGGGCGAAAGCTAATCCAATATTAGCTAGTTATTCGGAGGGTGTGAAATTCTTACGTGAAAGATTAAAAGAAGCTCTTGATAAGCCAGAAACAATGTCTAAATTCTTAACAAAGAATATGAACATCTGGGTAAATGCTCCAGAAAATAAATATATGGACATGAAAAAATGGAAACTTTGTGAAGTATCTGACGATGAACTAGAGGGTAAACCGTGCTTTGTAGGAGTTGACTTATCAAAAAGGTTAGACTTAACAGCGGTTACTTCTATATTCGTATTGGGTGATGATAAATACGCAATAAGAAGTAAAGGTTTTATGCCAGAAGATATGTTGTTTCAACGTATGAACACAGACCGTGTTAACTATTCTCAATGGATAGAGGAAGGTTGGATTGTTAAGACACCAGGAGAAGTAATCGATTATGATTTTGTAATTGATTATATTGAGGAGTTGAGAAACAAATACAGCGTTCAAGAAGTGTGCTATGATCCTTACAACGCTACTCAATGGTCTCAAACAATGGAAAAACTAGGTTATTTAATGGTTGAAGTCAGACAAGGTGTATTAACTTTAAATGAGCCAACAAAACATTTTAGAGAATGTGTTTACGAAGGCAAAATACATCATGACGGAAACAAAGCTCTCACATGGTGTATGGGTAACGCAGTAACAAAATCAGATGCTCAAGATAACATCATGTTAGACAAGAAAAAGTCTAGCGATAGGATAGATATGGCAGCGGCTGGTATTTTCGCTTTTACACGTGCAATGTACAGCGACAATATAAGCTATGATTTAAATGAAATGATAGATAAAGGAGAATTTAGTTTCTAGTGAAAACATTATTACAAATATTAATAGGATTATTATTCTTAACAAGCCTTGTGTCTTTTGTGTACGCAGGCTTTTTATTTTGCAAAACAATAGGTTTCATAGTGTTAGGAGTAGTCTTAATGTTGTGTAGCTATGTTTTAGAAAGACAACTTTAGCTTTGAAAGGAGGTGAGAAAAGAGGATGATATTTAGAAATAAAACACCGACAGGTGGAAATGAATTAAGTGATTTAAGAAATCCGTCAGACTGGTTTTTAAACATATTTAATAGCAGTCGTAACAATATCAATGAAGAGAGTGCTATTAATACATCTGAAGTGTATAGCTCAGTAAAGGTTTTATCTGATGACTTAGCAAAATACCCGTTGAACTTATTACAAGATGTTAACGGAACAGTGGAAAAAGCGAAACATCACACAGCATATCCGTTGCTTAAGGATCAACCAAATAGGAACATGACTTCTTTCGAGTGGAAACACTTAGTAATGACACAATTAAATTTGTGGGGAAATAGCTATCACTATTTAGAAATAGATAAGCGAGGACAAGTAAAAGAAATCGTACCGCTAGATCCTAGAGAAACAAAAGTATTATACAACGCAGAAACTAACACTGTAACGTACCGCACAATGTATAAAGGTAAAGCAGTTGTGTTAAACGCAGAAGAACTATTACATTTTAAAAACTTGTCGATTAACGGATTAATAGGACGCTCTCCTGTACAAGTATTAAGGGAAAGTATTCAAGGTAACCAAAAAGGGCGTGAAATGGCTTCTAATTTATTCAAAAGGGAAGGTATTCCGCTTGCAATACTTAAGTCAACACGTACACCATTAACAACCGAAAACAAAGAAACAGTTGCGGAATCATGGAAAAAGCACCTTGAGAACAATAACGTAGCTATATTAAACCCAGATATAGATTATCAAAGTGTTGGGATACCACAATCTGACGCACAGTTTATTGAAACAATGAAATATAACAAGGCAGAAATTGCAAGTATATTTAAAGTTCCACCGTATAAATACGGAGACTATAGCGGCTTAACTCACTCTAACGCACTAACACAATCAATGGACTATGTGAAAAACGTTATGTTACCTTACGTTACTAATATTGAATCTGAATTAAATTCTAAGATACTAACAGAACTAGATAAAAAGCGTGGATATTATTTCAAATTCAATATGGAAGCAGAATTAAGAGCGGACCAAAAATCACGAGCAGAATTTTACGAGAAAATGCAACATGTCGGAGTTTACACAATCAACGACATATTACGTTCAGAAGATATGTCAACGATAGATAACGAATATGGAGAAATGCGATTTATGTCGTTAAACTATGCTCCAGTAGACACAATTAAAGAATATCAACTGTGGAAGGCAGGTGTAAAAAGTAGTGAAGAAGTGGAAGATTAAAGCCTTAAATGAAGGTAAGGCAGAAATTTTCATCTATTCTGACATTGGATATGAGTTGTGGGAAGATAAGTCAACAGCACAATTATTCGCAGAGGAATTAAAAAGTCTAGGAGAAAATACATCAATAGACTTGCATATTAACTCAAACGGAGGAGATGTGTTTGACGGTCAAGCAATTCATACACTAATCAAGAACCATAAAGGCTTTGTAACAGCATATATTGATGGTTTAGCTGCTTCGATTGCAACAGTAATAGCAATGGGGGCGGATAAAATTGTAATGCCAAAAAATGCAATGATGATGATTCACAACGCATGGACTGGATTATATGGTAATGCAAATGACCTAAGAAAAATGGCAGATGATTTAGACCATATCAATGACACGATAGTAAATACTTATCTTGCAAAAGTTAAAGATAAGACAGATGAAACTACAATCAGAGAGCTAATGAACAAAGAAAGCTGGTTAAATGCAGAAGAGTGTTTTAACTTAGGACTTTGTGATGAAGTTTCGGAGCCAGTAAAAATGGCAGCGTGCTTAACTAAAGAACAAGCACACAAATTTAAAAATGCTCCAAAAGAATTAATTAAAGAAAACTATGAATATCAAACGGAGCGAGCAAAACAATATTTAGAATTTTTGGAGGTAATCTAGATGAATAAAAAATTAAGAGAATTAATGCAATTAAAAGCAGAAAAAGTAACTATGGCAGAAAATGCTATTAACAATAAAGAAACTGAGTTAGCAAACTCATTAATGGAAGAAATCAAAGGATACACAGAAGAAATTAACCAAATTCAAAACCTAATCTCATACAAAAATGATGAAAAAGTTGTGGATTTAGCAGAAGAGAAAAAAGAAGAAACAGGACTAGTAGCTGTTAAAAACTATATCAAATCAGGTATTGTTAATGCGGCTGGACCACTTAAAGAGTCTGAAGGAGAAAACGGTGGATATTTAGTACCTGAAGATGTAAGAACTGCAATTAACGAGTACAGACGTTCATTTGTATCATTAAAAGACCATGTGGACGTTCGTTCAGTAGTAGTTCCATCAGGTAGTGAAGTATATGAAAAAACAAGTCAATTAACTGGACTTACTAACATTACTGAACTAGGAGAAATCCAAGAAATGAACGCAGAAGTGTTCGAAAGAATCACTTATAAAGTTAAAGATTTCGGAGGAATCTTACCAGTATCACGTTTCTTATTACAAGACTCTCCAGAGAACTTACTTGCTTATTTAGGTAAATGGTTTATGAAAAAACAAGTAGTGACAGAAAACAAAGAAATTATTGCTGTGTTAAAAACTCTAACTAAAAAAGCAATCACTAAAGTTGATGAAATCAAAGAAGCTTTCAATGTAACATTAGATCCTATCTTTTTAGATAATACAAAAGTATTAACTAACCAATCAGGATTTAACGTTTTAGATAGCTTAAAAGACAAAAACGGAAACTACTTATTACAACCAGTAGTGACAGATCCAACAAAACGTACTTTATTTGGTAAAGAAGTAATTGTATTACCTGATACACACTTACCAAATGAAGCAGCTAACAAATTCCCACTATATGTAGGAGATTTAAAAGAAGCTGTACGTGTATATGAGTTAAATGAATTAGAAATCAAATCAACTGATGTTGGTGGTAAATCATTCACACGTAACTCTTATGACACTCGTTTAATCACTCGCTTTGACGTTAAAGCAGTAGATAAAGAAGCTGTTGTAAAATTAGAGTTCGGAAAAGACTTAACACTAGTAGCTGGAGCGTAAGACTATGATTGATGTTTCGGAAGCGTTGTTAAAACAATTCAAGGATAAACTGCATATCTTACATGATGATGAAGACGATAATCTAAAAAGGTTGTTGTCTTTTTCTTATTCGGTGTTGTGTGAAAAATGTGGATTCTTTGACATTGAAAACAACGAGCAAGGTAAATCATTAGTGTTTGAGCGTGCAAGATATGAATACAACGACAAATTAGAATATTTTGACATTAATTTTTTAGGAGAAATATCAAGTTTATTAATTAGATTAGAAAAAGAAAGGAGAACTGAAACAAGTGAAGATTAGAATTTTAAGAGAGTTCGCAGACATTCACACATCTCAACTATATTCAGTAGGTGATGTGTTGGAAGTTTCAGAAAAGCGTTACGAAGAAATGCTTGAAAATCTATCTGAATATGGTGAAGACTTCTTAGAAAAAATTGAAGAAGCTACTACAGAAAAAGAGGTAGCAGATTATGAGACAATACAGGATTAACCAATCATATAATGATGGAATAGTAAAGTTTGTGGAGTACGTCCATAAGAAAGATAAATTTAATACTAAGTTAGCAGAACACGAAGAAAAAGAAATTAGAAAGTTTTGGTTTCGTTATCTAGGTGTATCTGCTAACGAAAAGTATCAATCACTACAAGTTGATACAGAAGTAACAACAAGAATAGCAATCAGATTATTTACTAATATTAATGACTATTTGTTAAGCAAACTATTTGTGATAATTAATAACAAGAAATATACGATTGCTAGAATCTATCATAACCACGTTAAGAATGAAACTGAAATATCATTAACGGAGGTGGTTAGATAATGACAACAAAAGAACTGATTTTTAATACTATAACTGGGTTAGAGTTAGATATACCATTATCTTATGGATTTAGTGATGGGGAAGACTTCCCGAAACTAGTATATTTTCATGTGGGAACGATTGAGAAACGATCATCAAATAAAAAATTTAAAAAACATCATACTTACCAACTTAATTTATTCGATGTAAAACCACATGATTTAGATAATTCAGAGATATTAATGAAACTTCAAACTGCAATAGATGAAACCACTCTAAACACTGGAGCATGGCATGAAATAATAGATGTAGATGAAGATACAAAAGAAACTCAATTCATGTATTATATGGAGATTTATTCATAATGGAAGTATTCGGTTTTGAACAAGCAATAGCACGTTTAGAGAAAATCGCAGGTAATACAAGTAAAGTTAACGGAGTTATAGTAAAAGAAGCAGAAGCAATAAAAGAAGATGCAAAAGGAATAGCAGCGGGTAAAGGTTTAGTCAAAACTGGTGCGGGAGTTGCAGGTATTGTAGCTAGTCACGGTAACATGGAAAGTCAGATTGGTTGGGCGGGTAGACCTAACTTACACTTATATTTCCATGAGACAGGTTGGCATGCTGGATTTTCACGACATAAAGGCCGTTCAAAAGGTGGTAAACGTAGACGTAAATATGGCAAAGGTCGTGTTTATAAACCACCAAATCCACACGTAAGACCTGCCGCTATGCAACATAAAGATCCTTTTGCTAGAAACGTAAAAGAAGCATTATTAGATACTTAGGAGGAACAATAAATGACAGTAACAAAAGAAGCAGTGAGCAAAGCGTTATTAACTGGTGTAGGAGCTGGGTATTTACAAAAAGTAAAAACAGAAGCAACAAGTTCACAAGGTTTAACGTATGATGACAAAACATATGAAGTATTCGCTATTGATAAAGTAGCGTTCAAAGGACAAATTAAAGAGAAAACAGTATATCTTTCTAACATCAAAGCTAGAGACATTGTTAAATTCGCTAGTGTTGAAATGACAGTAGATATCGGATTTTTCCCTGATGGTTTCTTAGAAGAAATGTCAGGTATGACTAAATTAGCAAACGGTGCTTACGTACAAGGAGACTCTCCACGTTACAAACAGTTCCGTTGGTCTTTCCCAGTAACTGATGAAGACGGAAAAGAAATTATTTATAACTTCCCAGTATGTCAAATCGAAAGTCCAGACTTTAACGCAGAAACTGAAACAGATGAGAAAAAAGAAAACATCTCACAAGTTACAATCAAAGCTTACCCAGTTATTGGAAGCAAAAACAAATCAGTATTCAGTAAAATTGATTTACGTGAGACTGATAAATATGATCGTGAGAAATTATTATTACAAGGTTTCTACGATGCAGAAACACTTAAACAATGTCTTAAATCAGGAACAACTGATGAGACAGTAGTTGTAGCAGGATAATTTTTAAGAGCTAGCAATTTGTTAGCTCTTTATTTTTTTGGAGGATAATCAATGAGTATATTTACAAAGACGGTAAAAACATTTAAAACAGATATTTTAGGAAGAGAAATTGAATTAAAATCAAATTTAGCAGTATGGTTATATCTAGAAGCTGATTTTGGAATCAAGCAGGGAGAGTGGAATGAAGTCTACTTGAAAGAAAAAAATGTAGCAACAGCTAAATTTTTAGTGTCAATTCTTAAGGCAAATGGTTATAAAACAACAATAGAAGAAGTACTAGAGAACGTAAATGATACTGAATTAGAATTATTCATCTTGAAATACCAAGAAGCTATGTATGGAGACCAAACAGCAACATTATTAGAAATGCTAGGAATCACAGATGATAGTGAATTGGGAAAGAATATTTTAAACGAACAGGTAGAAGACCTAGTGAATATCTCAGACCATCAACCGAAACAGAAGAAAAACAAGAAGAACAAAAAAAGCAAGAAATAGATTGGGATGACTTGTTTTATCGCTGTAGAACATGGTTTGGAATGTCTAAAAAGGAGTTCATGTTTGACTATAGTTTAGAATATGTATTTTACATGATAAACAAATACATTGAAGATAACTATAGTCAGAATGAACAGCAACCAAAAGATGAAGAAATAAAAGAAATGAATTTCAGTAATATGTTATAGGAGGTAACAACTTGTCGGGATACATGGATAAAGTCGGTGTCATACTGACAGCAGAAGGAGTAGGCAGTTTTACCTCTGCTTTAAAACAGGGTGAAAACGCCTTAAGACAATTACAAGCAGAAGCAAAAAGAAATATAGCATCTCTTGGTAGTGGTGGAAAAGCGTATGATGTTTACAAAGCTAAAATGAATGGTTTATCTTCACAGATGAAACAATCTGCAAGCAACGTAAATTTATTAAAGTCTAGATATGATGCACTTAAGCAATCAACAACTCAACTACCAAAAGAGATAGACAAGCTTTCAAGTTCGCTAAGACAAAAACAAGCGACTTTGAAGACAACAGGAACGCTGTTACAAAGCCAAAAAGAACACTTAAAACACCTACAGAGTACGTATGGTAAAACAAGTGAAGCAGCGTTAAAATACAAAGATGTAGTAGCTAACACTTCTAAAGCTTATAAAAACACAGAGAAAGAAGTTAAAGCACTAGAAACACAAATTAAATCATTAAATGGTACGTTCAGTAGTCAACAAAGAGAACTACAGAGCTTACCAACAAAAATAGCAAATGCGGAAACTGGTTATTTTAAACTACGAGACGCAATGCAACAAACACACACAGCATTTAGAAATAGTGGTGGTAGGTTAGCAGACGTAGCACAACGTTTTAATGATGTGGGTGGAAGAGTTCAAGCATTTGGACAAAAGATGAGTGGATTCGGAGACGGCTTGTCAAGAGTAACAGCTGGACTATCAACAGGAATGTATCTAGCAGGTAAAGCAGCGATAGATTTCGAGAGTGCTTTTGCTGGAGTTGTTAAAACTGTAAATGGTACACCAGAGCAGTTAAACAATATTAGACAAAGTTTCTTAGATCTCTCAACACAAATTCCAGTAAGTGCCAACGAGTTATCTCGTATCGGAGAAGTAGCTGGACAATTAGGAATTAAAGCAGAAAACATTGTGGACTTCACAAAAACAATAGCGGACTTAGGAGCAACAACTAACTTAGCTGCAGAAGAAGGAGCAACGAGTTTAGCTCAATTCATGGCGGTTATGGGTACGAGTCAAGGTAACATTAGAAATCTTGGTTCATCAATAGTTGAACTAGGTAATAACTTTGCGACAAATGAAAGAGCTATTGTGGAAATGGCACAACGTCTATCTGGTATGGGTAAACAAACTAACATGGCAGAAGCAGACGTATTAGGACTAGCAGCCGCTTTAAGTACAGTTGGTATTGAAGCAGAAGCTGGGGGTAGTGCAATGACACAGGTTATGAATAAGATGCAAAATGCAGTAGCTTCTGGTGGAGATAGCTTGCAAAAATTCGCAAGTGCTGCTGGAGTAAGTGCTAATGAATTTGCTAACGCATTTAGAACTAGACCTGTAGAAGCTTTAGAAATGTTACTTAAAGGACTTAATGAAGTTAAAGAAAATGGTGGTAACGTCAATGACGTGTTATCAAGTTTAGGAATAACTGGTATTCGTGAAGCAGACGCAATTAAACGTTTAGCAGGTGCATTAAACGGAGAAAGTGGACTAGGTAAAGCGTTAGAAATCTCTAATAAAGGTTGGAGAGAAAACAACGCATTAACTAAAGAAGCTAGTATTAGATATCAAACAAGTGCTAGTAAAATTAAAATGGCAAAAAATGAGATTCAAAAAATTGCAATTGAAATGGGTTCACAATTATTACCTAAATTAGCACAAGCATTAACTGCTAGTAAACCACTAGTAAAATCATTAGGAAATATGATGTTGTGGTTCAGTAAACTGCCAACAGCAGTGCAACTAGCGACTCTAGGTTTTGGACCATTTATGTCTGTGTTGGGTAGAATGACAACGGGAATCGGTAGCGGAGTTAAGGCGATAGGTAATTTCGTTAAATGGGTTGGTAAAATGTCAACAGCTAAATCAGTAGGAGACATGATTAAACTCTCAACATCTATAGCAGGAGTCGGAACACAAGCAGCGAAAGCAGGAAGTATGGCAACATTACTAACTAACCCTTATGTAGCAGGAGCTGCGTTAATAGGTGCTGCATTTGTCGGTGTAGGTACAGCGATATACCGTGAAATGACAAAACATAGTAGAAACCATGAGGCAGCTATTGAACTTACAAACGGTAAGTATAAAGAATGGTACGACGCAGTTATAAAAGGTGCGGAACAATCTGGAAACTCAATCAATCACATGGGAGATGCTGTTAAACGTAACTCAGACGCTGTGAAAAGTGAGATTAAGAAAGTTCAAGCTGCAAACTCGGAAATTATGGAAAACATAAACAAGAACTTTAAAGACGGTAAATGGTACAAACTGGAGTTTGACGGGCGTTTCAGAAAACAATTAAAAGAGGCGTTAAGTTTATCAGACGAGGATGTTAACCAAATTTCAAACAGTGTGCAAGTAGCAGCTAACTTAGTAGGTAACTCGTTAGCAAGTTTAAATAGTAAGTATTTAGAAGGTAGCAGAATCACGGCTGATTACGCTCTTGCACAGATTAAGAGTGTGAGTGATGTAACAGCTGCTACAGTTGCAAGCTTAGAACAACGAAAAGCTGCGGAAATGTCTGCCTTAGAACAAAAGAAAGCTAACAACTTAATTAATGAAGATTTATATAGTCGTGAAAAAGAAAACATAAGCAAACATTACGACTCTATTATTAACGAAACAAAACAAGCACAAGAAACAATTAACGATATTTTGTCAAGTGCAGCTAGAGAAAACAGAGTACTTACTAAATCAGAATTAGACCAACTAGAAGAAGCTTACAAAAAAGTAGGTAAAACAGCAACCGAAGCAGCTACAGAAAGTAAGGAAGCACAGCAAATTTTACAAGAGGCTTTCAACGACACAACAGCAGCGGCAAAATTAGCAGCGTTAAAACAAATGGGAATAATTGACCAAGCAAAAGAAACTTATATCAAAGGTCTCGGAAGTGCCGAGAAGAAAGTCCAAGAAATGAATAAAGCTCTTGACGAATGGGCAGCTAAAGAAGGCGGATTTAAAACAATTGGAATTGAATATGAAGGCGAAGATATTGCTTTCAATTTCAAGAATGACTATGAACGTGCATTAGCTTTACCAGACATTAAAAAAGCTATTATGATTTCTGAGAGTCAAGGTCGTACTATTAAGATGACTATTGACGACTTGAATTTCTTAAATAGTATGGGGATACACCCTAAAAACGTTGAAATTATAGACCAAGCAAGTCAACCATTGGATAATATTAATGGTAAAATAGGTCATTTCGAAGATACAGATATAGCACCTAAATCAATAATGGTGCAAGATGACGCAACACCTAATATCACAAAAGCATTTAATAACTTGTTAGATTTTGCGGCATTGAATGTTCCAGATAAAAACATCAACGCAACAGATAACGCAAGTGCAGTAATAGACCAAGCTAAATTTAGTTTAGATGGTTTCAACGCAACAGAAACACCAGTTAAATCAATAATGGCACAAGGTAACG